TTGATGAGTTGGAGAAGCTTCAAGTGGAGCTTCCGGTGTCCAAGTGGTCGGCCCAGTACCAGCAGGACCCCACCTCTGAGGAGGGGGCAATCATCAAGCGGGAGTGGTGGAAACGCTGGGAGCCGGATAAGCCACCGGAGTGCGAGTTCATCATCCAGTCCTGGGATACCGCGTTTCTCAAAACGCAGCGCGCGGACTACTCCGCCTGCACTACGTGGGGGATCTTCTACCGGGAAAGCGACCTGGGGAAGATGGCTGCCAATCTGATTCTGCTGGACGCCCATAAAGATCGTCTGGAATTCCCGGCCCTGAAGAAGAAAGCCTACAGCCTCTGGCAGGAGTGGGAGCCGGATGCCTTCATCATAGAAGGGAAGGCAGCCGGGATGCCGCTCATCTTTGAGCTTAGGAATATGGGGATTCCGGTACAGGAATACACCCCCTCTAGGGGGAATGACAAGATCGCCCGGGTCAATGCCGTGGCCGATCTGTTTGCTTCTGGGATTGTCTGGATCCCCGAAAGGCGGTTTTCGGAAGAAGTGGTGGAAGAGTTTGCTTCTTTCCCCTCCGGAGATCATGATGACCTCGTAGACTCATCGACTCAGGCTCTACTGCGGTTTCGGCAGGGTGGTTTCGTCCCCCTCCACACCGACGAGGAGGAGGACGAGTTCATGGCGATAAAAGCGGACTACTACTAGGCGGGTGATCCCTGTCGGTGCTTCTTATCGGTTCCTGCAATCCCTTTCCCCAATAGGTACCTTCGGTGTCCTCACAAACTGATTTCGAAACCTTCCACGATATCATCCGCAAGAAGGAATCCGATCCAGAGAACCCTTTCATTAGGACGGGCGTCAGGCCCGAGCCGGGAGGACGTGGTTCTACGGCATACGGCCCACTCCAGACGACCAGGGGTAGAGTCGGTACTATGTTGACTCAGCTCAGTGATGTCCTTACGAAAGAAGAGGTTTCTGCCCTGACCTTGCTTCGGAGTAAACAGAAGTTGGCTTCAAAATACGGAGGGAGCGATAGGTACAAGTATGAAGATCCCAAAGGCCCGGATTTTAAGTCTAAAGAGTTTTTAGATATGTATGATTACGGCGGCAACTTGGGAATTACTGATACAGGCGTACAGTCGGCGATCGCTTCCGCGCAAAAGAAAGAGTTGCTACGTCATTTCGAAAAGCATGGCGAGGATGTCGGTAAGGCCGCTGCGGCTTGGCATGGTGGGGATAGTTGGGAGACTTCCAAAAATTCTCCCAACGCTGCAAAAGCGGTAACTATGGAATATGCTGTGGATGCAGTGGAACGGAAGAAGAAGAAGAAAATGTCCGGCGGCGGCATTGTAGATACATACGGTCGCCGTCTCATCTAAAATGGAGGATCTAGAATGGCTGTAAGACCTACTGGCAGCGCGAGTATCAACAGGGCAGCGGCACTACGCGAACAGGCGGCTCGTAAAAAAGCCAAGGGGGCTCGGAAATCTGCGGCTGCCGCCAAGGCTTTGGAGGCAGGCAAGCCTAGTCAAGCGAAGATCAATGCAAGGCACGTAAAGAAGGGCGACCGATTGGTTCGGAAAGCGGACAAGGCGGTAGCTAAGTACAAGGAGAAGGCACCCCAGGTTGGCGAGCCGGTAGGGAGGAAACACTTCAAACGGGGTATGAAGGCGGTGAAAAAACTGAACAAAGTTGCCGATCACTCCGGGATGCCTTCTAAGTACCAGAAAGTAGCAAAGAAACGGGTGGCAAAGAAGCCGGGTCGTCGGCTGGTATAGTTGGAAGAATTTCATTACTGGACACTGAGGAACTTATGGACCGGAAGAAGCAGGGGTATATGGACCGGGAAAAGGAGAAGGTGGGAGAGCGGAATATCGCCGAGACTGAGGACATGCGGATTGAGCGACTGGCCGGAGTCCAGGGTGTACAGACGGACCGAGACCGCGCGCACGAGTCCCGTGGAATGCGTAAGACAAAGCGTGGGACCGGTAAGGGCTCCTACGGTTTTGGGAAGTCATAGCGTTGGCGATTGAGCGGTCTTTAGACCAGACCATTTTCGACCCCTCCTTCCAGTTGTCAGAGGAGGAGGTGGAAGTTGAGATCCTGAACCCTGAAGCGGTTTCTATTGAAACCGAAGATGGCGGGATGTTGGTCGATTTTCGCCAAGATTCGGAGATCGAAGAGGAAGTTGACTTCGACTCAAATCTTGCGGATTCCATGGATGACACGGTTTTAGGCCGACTGTCTTCAGAGTTGACCGGTGCCTACATGTCGGACAAGTCTTCCCGTAAAGACTGGGAAGAGTCCTACGTAAAGGGCCTGAATCAACTGGGTCTGAAGTTCGATGAGCGGAGCAGCCCTTGGGAGGGTGCGTGTGGCGTTACCCATCCCATCCTTTCGGAGGCGGTTGTTCGCTTCCAGAGTCAGGCGATTGGAGAGATCTTCCCTCCCGCGGGTCCCGTTCGCACGAGGATCGTAGGGAAGGTTACTGAGGAGAAGACGCGCCAGTCCCATCGTATCGAAAACTTCATGAACTACATGATACTCGACGTGATGACTGAGTACCGTCCCGAGACGGAGAAGCTCCTCTTCAGCCTTCCCTTGGCAGGATCCGCGTTCCGTAAGATCTATTGGGATCCCAACATGGGACGCCCTTGTGCGATGTTTGTGCCTTCGGAAGATCTCGTAGTGTCCTACGGCGCTTCTTCTCTGGAAACGTGTGAACGCTTTACTCATGTGATGAAGCGCAACAAGAACGATGTCCGGAAGATGCAGGTGAGTGGGTTCTACCGGGACGTGGAGTTGAGCGAACCCCTCCCCGATATGGGCAAAATTCAAGAGAAGTACGACGATCTCACGGGGGATAACCCCACCTACGAAACGGGAGACGGTCGATACGTCCTTCTAGAGATGCACGTTGATGTGGATCTAGAAGGATTTGAAGATGAGAAGGATGGGGAAGAGACGGGAATCGCTCTCCCTTATGTAGTGACGCTCGATCAGGGTAGTGGAAAGATCCTCTCCATCCGGAGAAACTGGTTGGAGGAAGACGAGAGGAAGCTACGCAGAAACCACTTTGTTCATTATGAATATGTTCCTGGTCTTGGATTTTATGGATTCGGTTTGATCCATATGATCGGTGGACTTGCTAAGTCCGCAACTTCCCTCCTCCGCCAACTCGTAGACGCTGGTACTCTTAGTAATCTACCCGGTGGCCTTAAAGCGCGTGGCTTGCGTATCAAGGGCGACGATACTCCGATTTCTCCCGGAGAATTCCGAGATGTGGATGTGCCCGGTGGGGCCATCAAGGACAACATCGCGTTCCTTCCGTACAAGGAGCCGTCTGGTGTTCTCTATCAGCTACTCGGAAATATCGTCGAGGAGGGGAGACGCTTTGCATCGCTGACAGATTTGCAGGTCAGCGATATGAACCAACAGGCTCCTGTTGGAACTACCTTGGCTCTCTTGGAAAGGTCGATGAAGGTGATGGCGGCAGTGCAATCCAGGTTGCACGCATCAATGAAAAGAGAGTTCGCCATCCTCTCCGAGATCATTCGGGACTATGCACCGCATGCATACCCTTACGATTCGGAGGGCGAAGAGAATATGAGTGAGGAGGACTTTGACGACCGGATCGACGTGATCCCGGTGTCGGATCCAAACTCTGCAACGATGGCTCAGAGGATTATGCAGTATCAGGCGGCGCTCCAGCTCGCCAATACCGCTCCCGAAATGTACGACCTACCCAAGCTTCACCGGCAGATGCTGGAGGTTTTGGGAATCCAGGATGCAGACAAGATCATTCCGGAAGAGGATGAGGTCCCCGCTCGCGATCCTGTGAGTGAGAATATGGACATCCTGAATAGCGATGCAGTCCAGGCATATATCTGGCAGGACCATAAGGCCCATATCCAGGTTCACATGACGGCGATGGAGGATCCGACGATCCAGGAAATTGCCCAGAAGTCGCCCATGGCAGCCTCGATCCAAGCTGCCGCCATGGCGCATATTACGGAGCACTTGGCGTTCCTCTATCGCAAGCAGATCGAGGAAGAGTTGGGGATTGAGCTTCCGCCCCCGAATGAACCGCTTCCCGAGGATATCGAGATCCAGCTTTCCAAGTTGGTCGCCGAGGCATCTGCAAGGCTTCTCCAGAAGAACATCTCAGAATCCCAGGAAAAGCAGGCGCAGAAGGAGGCGGAGGATCCGATTCTCAAGATGCGACAAGAGGAGCTAGAGATCCGTAAGGCTGAGACGCAGGCGAAGATCGTAGAGAGCGCAGAGCGTCTACGGCTGGATCGCGATAAGGCCGAGGCTCGCAATGCAGTGGAGCGGGAACGGATCGAAACGAACGCGCGAGTAGCTGGTGCCAAGATTGGTGCGGAGATCTCTCTGGAAGCGGAGAAGGCCAAGGCAGAGGGGGTGGAGATCGACTCCCGGGAGCGCATGGCGGGTGCCAAGATTGGTGCCGAGGCCGCGAAGCTTCTTCTCAAGAAGGAAGAGGCGATGCTTCTCAAGAAGGAAGAGTTGGACTCAAAGGAGCGTATTGCAGGGGCGAAAATCGGAGCGAAAGCGGTGGAGCGCGTTGCGGGGATCGCCCGAAAACTGGAAGAAGAATGAGGTGGCGTCCAGGAAAATCGATCCAGTGAACTACCTGGGGTTGATGAATGGATAATTGGGCACAGGTTTTTCTCTCGCGACTCACCGAGCTTCGATCGCAACACGCCGACCACTTGGTGAGTGGTTCTGTCGATACCTTTGAGGAATATCGCCATCTCTGCGGTGTACTCAAGGGATTGGATATGGCGGAGAGGGAGTTGAAAGAACTCCTCTCCGAAGTTGAGGATTAGAGCGGGGAACTGCGGCACCCGTTAATCGCCGCTGCTAAGGGAACGACGGCCCCTACTAATTGCCGTCTGCTAAGGGAACGACGAGCCCTACCAATCTTCGTCTGCACACTACGGGGGAACGACGGCACCCATTAATCGCCGTCAGCAAAGGAAATAATGAGTTCGGCAATTCGATACGATGGAGAGAGTCTTGAAAGCCAAGTCGGGGAGATGGAGCGTATTGCTTCCCAGGTTCCCGACGCGTGTGGTTACAGGATTCTCGTAATGATGCCAGATGTAAAGGAAACGACAGAAGGTGGAATCGTTATCCCGGAAGAACGCCGGGGTGCGGAGCAGGTTGCCAGTATTGTTGGTTGGGTGGCTTCTGTAGGCCCCGATGCATACAAGGACAAGTCCCGGTTTCCGGGAGAGCCTTGGTGCAAAAAAGGAGATTGGATCGTGATGCGCGCCTATGCGGGCACTCGACTCAAGATTCGCGGGCAGGAGTTCAGGATCATCAACGACGACTCTGTGGAGTGCGTGGTTGAAGATCCGAGAGGGGTGGCTCGCCTATGAGTGAACCTCTTGACGACTTGATGGGCAATGCTCTGACCGAGCCGATTGTTCGGGATGATGGCGAAGAAATCGAAGTTTCCGTTGTCGATGACATGCCGGAAGGGGATCAGCCCGCTGCGCGGGCTGGGAATAAAGGCGCTGGCGAAAGCGTTGAGGAGCTTGACTCTCTCGGCGGTAGGACTCAGCGTCGGATCAAGAAACTCCAGTACGACTACCATGAGGAGCGGCGTTCTAAAGAGTCTTCCGAGCGGATGCGCGAGGAGGCTGTGCAGCATGCACAGCGGTTGGCCTCAGAGAACAACGACCTCAAGGATCTCATTCAAAGAGGGGAAAAAGTTCTTCTCTCGGAGATTAAGTCAAGAACGGAGGTAGATCAGGGGAAAGCGGAGGATGACTACAAGAGGGCCTACGAGTCCGGTGATACTGAAGCCATTCTGACGGCTCAGAAAGAGTTGAACCGCTCGCAAATGGAACAAGATAGGGCCTCTCGTTATCAGCCAGAGATGGAGCAGAGGATGCAGGCTTCTCAGCCTGCTGCTCAGTCTGCTCCTGCGCCAGCCCCGGTGGATCCCAAGCTGCAAGCGTGGCTGGGAAGGAATGACTGGTTCGGAAAGGATGAGGAATTGACCTCTTTCGCCTACGGGGTTCACGAGAAACTCGTTCGGCGAGAGGGCGCGGATCCTC